AGTAGAAGATATACAAGATGAAAAAACTTTATTTGCTCGTAGAGGTGAATTAAGAATCATGAACTGGTTAATTAATTTAAAAGATGTTTCAGAACAAGCACATCAGGATTTAAAGAATGAAGATACTGTTTGATTTTGAATGTACGGATTGTGGAGTATTTGATAAAATCATTGAATACACTACAACAACAGATTGCCCAACATGTGGTAAAGAGTCTAAGAAACTTATTAGTGCTCCTTCCATAATGTTAGAAGGTGTATCTGGCGACTTCCCCGATGCTCACGCAAAATGGGCGAAGAAGCACCATGCTCTTAATGAGCAATAACTTTAACTAGAGGTAAATAAGGGTTAGTCTCCTTAGTTATCTCCCTATAATGCTTAAATGCACAGGAGAATAATATGGCTGATATAATAGAAGAAGTAGAAGAAGCAGTTGCACCTGACCAACCAGTGGTAGAAGACCAAGACACAGTAGAGGCAAAACTTGAGAAAGAGCTTACACCAGTCCAGGAAGACCCAGTTGTACAGGAAGAGGCAGTTGCAGAAGAAGAAGACTTACCAGAGAAGTATAGAGGGAAGTCTGCTAAAGAGATTGCAGAAATGCACCAACAAGCTGAAAAACTTATTGGTAAACAGGGCTCAGAGGTAGGCGAACTTAGAAAGGTAGTTGATGACTTTATTTCTACACAAACTTCGAAAGAATCACAGACTGAGGTAGAAGAACCAAGTCCAGAGGATCATCTTGATAACCCTCAGAAGCATGTTAAGAAACAAATTGATAGTCATCCTGCTATTAAGGAGGCTCAAGATGCAGCTAAACAAATGAAGCGTACTGCTACATTAACTAGGTTGAATTCTGAGTATCCAAAGCTGGAAGAGATTGTTCAAGACCCTAACTTTGCTGAATGGATAAATGGTTCTAAAGTTCGCTCCGAGTTATACAACAGAGCTGAAGTACATTTTGATTATGACTCTGCTAAAGAGTTACTTACTAACTGGACTGATAAACAGGAAAGGATAGCTAAGGTGCAAGAGACTAGTAAAATAGATAAAGATAATCAATTGAAAGCAGCTAGTGTTGGTAGTAAAGGAAATAACGAACCTGTCTCTAAAAAGAAATATCGACGTAGCGATATTATTAACTTAATGCAGACAGACCCAGACAAATATGATGCATTATCTGATGAGATAATGTTAGCATATCAAGAAGGGCGAGTCATTTAAAAACAATATAGAGAGGAAATTAAAATGGCATATCCAACCCCACAGGTCACGAACACGACCGCTGCCGTCTTTATACCTGAGATTTGGTCCGACGAGGTCATCGCAGCGTATAAAGCAAATTTAGTTGCAGCGAATCTGTTCAAAAAAATGTCTTTCAAAGGCAAAAAAGGTGATACAATTCATATCCCTAAACCAACTAGAGGTCAAGCATCTCTAAAAGCTTCTGAAACAGCAGTTACACTTATTGCTGCAACTGAAGACGAAGTAAAAGTACTAATTGATAAACACTATGAATACTCACGTTTCATTGAAGATATCACAGAAGTACAAGCATTATCATCAATGCGTAGATTCTACACAGACGATGCTGGTTATGCACTTGCAAAACAAGTGGATACTGACATGGTTCAACTAGGTCGAGTAATGAATGGTGGTACAGCTGATAATACATATGACGCTGGTTATACTGGTGCTGATGGTTCTACATTGTATGACGGTACTAACGCAGCAGCGTTAACTGACATTGCAATCAGAAACTTGATTCAGAAGATGGATGACCAAGATGTTCCTACTTCAGGTAGATTTTTCTTAATCCCACCTGCAGCTAGAAATACTCTAATGGGTCTAGACCGATATACAGCTATGGACTTTGTTGGTGAAGCAGCATCTGCTAACACAATCCGTAATGGTCAAATTGGTAACTTATATGGTATCCCTGTATATGTTACTTCAAATGCTGATACAACAGCTTCTGGAGACAGAGTATGTCTTCTAGGTCATAAAGACGCAGCTGTTCTAGTAGAGCAATTGAATGTGCGTTCACAAACACAGTACAAGCAAGATTACTTGTCTACTCTTTACACTTCAGATACAATCTATGGTGTTAAAGAACTTAGACCAGATTCAGCTTTTGCTTTGGTTGTACCTGCC